TAGGACAAGGGCATGGAGCATGGGGCAGAAGAAAAAAGAATACAGCATGGAGATTGTAGAGACCGCCGAGAATCTCTACATCTACAGGCAAAAAACCTATGACGAAGTCTCAAAGATCACCAGCGTCCCGGTGGTTACGATCCAGAGATGGTCGGTTCAATACGAATGGAGAAGCAAAAAGATGGATCAGGTTAAGAGGCGGATCGATTATCGGAGAAATCTCTATAATCTGCGCGATAAAATGCTTAGTGCTGCGCTTGAGACTACGGATCCTCAAGTGGTCCATGCAGTGGCAAATATTCAGAGGGTCATTGACGCCGAGGAAAAGATGAAGCCTCTGGAGGATCTACCGGCGGATATCGAGAAGGCAACCAAACTCTCGGATGAGACACTGGCGAAGATTAAAGAAGAAATCTATGGAATCAATCCAGAAAGCAGAAAGCAGAAGGCAGAAGGCAGATAGAGTACCGGCGATCCCTCTCACGCTCTATCAGAAGCGATGGGTTGAGGACGGTTCACGTTTCAAAATCGGGCGGATCTGCCGCCAGGGAGGAAAAACCTTTGAGGCCACACTTGAGGCCGTGCTCGATTGCCACGAGCGAAAAACTCTCTGGGTCTGTCTCTCAAGAGGGGAGCGCCAGTCCAAAGAATTAATTTCGCAGGCCAGGATCCATGCCAAGGCGATCGGGGTGGCGGTGAAGGAGCTCGAATCGACTTTCAGGGGCGAAGAGGCTGAATACAAGATGCTTGAGATCCGCTTCCCTAACGGATCGAGAATTCTCGGCCTTCCTGCCAATCCTGATACGGCCCGTGGCTGGAGCGGTAATATCCTTCTTGACGAATTTGCCCTTCATAAAGACAGCCGGGCGATCTGGAGAGCACTTTTCCCGACCATCACCCGCGGCTATAAGATCCGCATCGTCTCAACCCCCTTCGGAAAGAAAAATAAATTCTATGAGCTCTGCACCGAGGATAACGACTACTCGAAGCATATCGTTCCAATCAACAAAGCCCTCGAGGAAGGGCTCGTCCTCCGGGATGAAGCGGGCAATCCAACAACTGCCGAGGCTTTAAAAAAAGCCTTTGGCGATGACGAAGGCTGGGCTCAGGAATATGACGTTGAGTTTATCGATGAGGCGACCGCATTTCTCACGTATGAGCTGATCGCCACGGTCGAAAGCGATGAAGCCGATATTTCGCCTCCCTGGGTCAGTGATCTCGTAAAAGAGGCGGAAGAAGCCCATAAGTATTATCTCCGCACAAAAGAAGAAATTCCCCGTAAGGAACGGTTTGAAACCGTTCCCTACGATGGCGATCTCTATCTCGGATTCGATGTGGGCCGAAAAAGAGATCTCTCCGTGATCTGGCTCGACGAATATAAAAACAATATCGCCTGGAGCCGCGCAGTGATCTCTCTCGTAAAGACCCCTTTCTTCATCCAGAAAAGAATCATCTTTGCCTTACTCTCGCATCCCAAAATGAGAAGAGGTTGCATCGACCAATCGGGCCTCGGAATGCAGCTCGCAGAACAGGCCATCGAGCATTTCGGAGAATATAAAGTTGAGGGGGTTGACTTCACATCGGCCAATAAAGAGGCGCTGGCCACAGGACTCAAAAAGAATTTTGAGGACCTTCAATCGCGGATCCCGATTAGCCAGGCGATCAGGAATTCTCTTCATAGTGTGAAGAAATACGAGACCACGACTGGCCATTTCAGGTTCGATGCGGACCGCACCGAGGAGACCGGCCATGCCGATCATTTCTGGGCCAAGGCCCTGGCGACCCAGGCAGAAAGTCATCCGGCTTCAGTGATCGAATTTAAGAGTTTCGGCAAGAGAGTCGCCTCCGAGATGGGAGATTATCTGCCGGCAGGCGAGGCAGTTAATTATTGACGCACAGTAGGGGCGGGTTTTACGCCCGCCCTATTGACACGGTGGTTTAGTGACACAGAGGAAATTCCAGGAAAAGAAAAAGCCGATCATCGAGCAGATAGCCACCGCGCAGAATGATATCACGCGAAACTATCTCGGCAGGATCCTCCTCAATCCTGACCAGGTGCTCTCTCTCCAGGCCAGGGCAAAAGGGATCGAGATCTACGAAGATATGCTTTATGAGGCTCGGGTTTTTTCCGAGATGCAGAAGCGAAAGCTCGCGGTTATCGGAAAAGAGTGGGAAGTCGTCCCGGCCTCAGATACTCCGCAAGACCAAAAGATCGCCGATTTCGTGAGCGAGGTTTTTAAGAAATTTTCCTACGACACGGCCAGACAGGCCCTGCTTTCAGGTATCGTTACCGGATTTAAGGCCGGAGAGATTATGTGGGACTATTCTGAGGGAGATATCTGGATCAAAGAGATCAAAGGAATCTCTCCGAGAAGATTCGCCTTCGATGTGGAGAACAACCTTCGCCTCCTTACCTGGGCAGATATGATCAATGGTGAGCCAGTACCGGAGCGGAAATTCATGGTCTTCACGAATCCGTCCGATAACTCAAGTCCCTATGGCGATGGGCTGGGCCGTCCTCTCTACTGGCCGATCTGGTTTAAAAAGAACGGCATCAAATTCTGGGCGGTCTTTCTCGATAAATTCGGTCAGCCCACTCCTTGGGGAAAATATCCTCCGGGGACTGAGAAGGCGAAACAGGATGACCTTCTCGATGCCCTTAAGGCCATGCAGACGGACCAGGCCATCATCACGCCCGACAATATGAGCGTCGAGCTTCTGGAGGCAGCCCGTGCGAGCTCGGTCGATTCCTACGATCGTTGGGAGAAGTTCTGGAACGACGCGATCACTTTCATTATCCTCGGCCAGACCGCGACGACCGAGGGTACCCCCGGAAAGCTTGGAGCAGAAACCGCCCGCTCAGACATCCGGGAAGAGATCGTCAAGGCCGATGCAGACCTTCTTTGCGAATGCCAGAACACAACTTTAATCCCCTGGCTCGTGGACTATAACTTCCCGGGCGTGACGGAATATCCAAAAGTCTGGATCCGGACCGATCCGGAGGAAGACCTGAAGCCCCTCGCCGATCGAGACGTCATACTGATCCGCGATCTCAAGCTCCCGACGCCGCTCAGTTACCTCTACGACACCTACGGGATCCCGCAGCCGGAAGAGGGGGAGGAACTCGTCAGTCTGCCAGCGCCGCAGGCTCCACTTCCATTCGGTATCAACAATGTAGCGTCGGCATTTACTGCCGACGGCTCCGAAGACGCCTCCGATAAACGAAGGCGCTACATAAGACAAAACGTAGCGTCCCGATTTAGTCGGGACGGGTCTGATCTCGGCCAGAGCAAAATCGATTCCTTGATCCCCAAGATCCTAAAAGATGGCGGCATCTCCGAATTCCGCGATTCCCTCGAGGCCATCATCAACCAGGCATCGAGCCTTGAGGATCTCCGGACAAGGATCCTCGACCGTTTCAAGGATGTGGAAATCACGAAAATGAAAGAAATCTTGAGTAGGGCGATCCTGATCGCAAATTTAACCGGGAGGGTATCGATTGGATGAGGCCGAATTTATCCTAAGCACCGACCCTTTCGAGGAGGCGCTGAAGTTTATTCAGAGTAAGGTCCCGATGACTCAGGCGCAGTTTTACAAACTCGCCGATGACGCCAGGATCCGCGCCTTCACCATTGCAGACATGGCGAGCCTCGATGCGCTAAAAGGAATTCAGGACTCGCTCATCAAAGCAATCGAAACAGGCCAGGGACTGGCTGATTGGAAGAAGTCAATGAAGGACGTTCTAAAGCAGTGGGACATTTCCGGATGGCGTGCCGAGACGATTTACAGAACGAATCTCCAGACCTCCTATCAAGTCGGCCGCTACGATCAGATGACTGATCCGGATGTTCTCGAGATGAGACCCTACTGGATGTATGTGGCGGTGATGGATGAGCGGACCAGGCCCGAGCACGCAGCTCTTCATGAAAAAGTATTTCCGGCAGACGATCCATTCTGGGATCATTGGTATCCCCCGAATGGCTATAACTGTAGATGCACGGTCCATACACTCTCAGAGAGTGAGATGCAACGGGAAGGACTGAGGCCGCTAAAAGGATCCGAATGGTACGGGAAACCTACAGCCCTCCCGAACGGCGCCGTAGTGAGGCTCTTCCCTGACGATGGCTGGGACTTTAATCCCGGGAAGCAGGGACTGTCCCTAATTACGGAGCGAGCGTGAGCGAGTTCGTAGATTAGGGGCTGTCCCGTTTAAGTAGGCAGTAGGCAGTAAGCAGAAAGCAGAAAGAAGTAAGAAAAGGCAATGCCGATCAAAATAGACATCAAAATCCTCAAGGATGAGATTAGGCCCATGCTCGTCGAACTGAAGCGCCGCATGGGCGATCTCTCTCCTTTGATGAAAAACGTCGGAGAGATGGCCCTGACTTCCATCCGCAAGAACTTCGAGGTCGGCGGCCGTCCATCAAAATGGCCTGGTCTCAAACTTTCGACTATCAAACAGCGCGAGGCCCAGGGTCATTGGCCGGGAAAGATTCTCATAAGACATGGCGTCTCCGGAGGCTTGCTTGGAACGATCAGTTATAGGGCCGAGAGCGATCGTGTGGTTTTATCAGCCAACAAAGTCTATGCCGCCATTCATCATTTCGGCGGCATGGCAGGCCGGGGACATAAGACCCAAATTCCAGCCCGTCCCTATATGCTGATCCAGCAAGAAGACTGGCTCGAAGTAAAAAGATTGGCAGGGGAATATTTAACCAAGGCATGACACGGAGATGCGGAGATAAGGAGATCCAATGAAACTAAACGACATACTGAAACCGGAGGAGATCGCGGAGAAGTTCGGATTGAGCGAGGAGACCGTACTCAATTGGCGGGAAATAGGTATGCCTTGGATCAGACTGGGTAAGATGGTCCTCATTTCAGAAAAGAGTTTCCTCCGCTGGCTGAAGGGCCTCGAAAAAGCCAAAAACGCACAGGATGCGCCAGGACAAGACTTTTTCGGTAAGCCCATAGAAGATACCATGCCGCCCAAATCTTGAAGTTTTTGCATAGATTTAGTGGGTGGTTACCTGGGGTTTGATGGGGGGTTCGAGGGTGTTTGGTTACAGGGAATTCCAGGTCACTGACCCAAAAAGGGGGTTTTTATGGATTTGATCGAGATTTTTAAAGTTGGCACTCACACCGATTCATCCGGGAAGGTCAGGGAATGGACGGAGCAGGACCTCGAGGAGATCGCATCATTATATAACCCGACGGTCCACGAGGCCCCCATCGTCATCGGCCACCCCGAGATGGATTCCCCTGCCTACGGGTGGGTCGAGTCTCTGAAGGCCGAAGGAGGGAAACTCCTGGCCAAACTGAAGGATCTTGCCCCGGAATTTGTGGACTGGGTCAAAAGGGGACTCTATAAAAAGGTGAGCATCGCCCTTTATCCGGACCTGGGTCTCAGGCACGTAGGATTTCTGGGGGCGACTCCTCCGGCAATCAAGGGTCTCAAACAGACCGCCTTCGGCGACAAAAAAGCCGCCTGGATCATCGAGGAAGAAATAGAAATGAAGTTCGCCAAAAACTGCTCTCATATGAATGAGGATGGTACTTTTACCGGAGGCTTTGACGGATGTGTTGAACATATGATGTCCTGCGAGGGGCACGACGAAGATAGCGCCCGTAAAATCTGCGCCTACATCGGCCGCAAGGCCGGTAAAATTCATAGCGACCCGCCCGCCGAAGGCTCGGCGAAGGCGGGACCAAAAGGAGGTAACACCATGCACGAATGGCTGACGAAGATGAAAGAGGCGATCGGGATGGCAGAAAAACAGCTCACCCCGGATCCGGGAGCGAAGTTCACCGAAGCCGACATCCAGGCCAAGGTCCAGGAGGCGAAGGATCAAACCTTTGCCGAGGCCCAGAAAAAGGTCGACGTCGAAAAGAAGGAGAAGGAAGAGGCCCAGAAATTACTCAAAGAAATCCAGGATTGGGGGCGAAAGAATGACATCATTTCTTTCTGTGACGCCCTCTGTAAAGAGGGAAAACTCACGCCCGCACTCCGGAAGATCATCGAGCCCACCATGATCGCCATCAGTAATCCTCCCCTTCAAGGGGAGGGTAAGGGAGGGGATGGGTTAATAGAATTCTCCGATGGCACGAAAAAGAATGCGCTCGACGGCATCAAAGATTTTCTGAACGAACTTCCGAAGGTCGTCACCTTTAAAGAGGTCACTCCGAAAGACGGCCCGGCATCCGGCGGATCAGCAGCCGAGAAACTCTCGGCCTTGACCAAAACAAAGATGGAGGCAAAGAAAGATCTCTCCTATAGCGCGGCATTCGCCGAGGTACAGAGAGAGAACATCGAACTGGCAAAGGAGTTGTTGGAAGAGATCAGACCCAAAAAATAATAGAAGGCCGCCGGCCCATAGGGCCTCTGGCCCGGAGGGCAGAAAGCAGAATGCAGAAAGCAGTAAGTAATAACTGCTTACTACCTACTGAAACAAAAGAAAGGAGAAAAAACCATGTCATGGGAAAAATTAGGTTTGGTACTCACGTTTCCCGCTGATGAAGATATGCGCAGTTATCAATTTTGTGGTGTCGTCCTGACGGCAACCGGCACGGTAAGGCTATCAAATGCCATTACCGATATCTGCATCGGGATCCTCCAGAATGCGCCTAACACAGGCGAAGAGGCTGTCGTGGCGATGATCAGCGGAGGCGGCGTTTCGAAATGTGTCATCGCAACCACATCGCTGGCGAGAGGCATTATTGTCTCCAATGAATATGTCGGTGCCACAGACAATGGGAAGATGAAAGCGACTCCGGCCACCGCTTACACGGTCGGGATTCTTCTCGAAGGCGGAGCCGAGGATGAGCTTGGTTCCGTGCTTTTGGGCAATGTGGCGGTCATTTAGATTGTAAAGGATAGATTGTAAAGGAGGTAAATCAGATGGCTTGGGAAAAAGAACAGATATGTATGTCTTGGCCGGCAGCATCCGATCTCAGGACCTATCAATATAGGGCCCTTGTCTTGGGTTCTGCGGGAACCGTGGATCTCCCAAAAACAGATGTCACGCAATTGGCGGTAGGGATCTTGCAAAATATGCCCAACACGGGAGAAGAGGCAGTCGTAGCGGTCCTGGGAGTTTCCAAGGCAATAGCGGCGGCTGCAATAGATGCAGGAGTCCTGGTCAGTCCGGAGTGGATTGATGATGTGGGAGATTCAGGCAAAGCGATCGCAACCGTGGCGTTGGCCTATACGATGGGAATCACCCTTGAGGCTGCCGCCGCAGAGGATGACGTTATTTCCGTTCTCTTGGGAAATATAGCGGTCATCTAAGATTTATCAAAAACAGAAAAAAGGAGGTACAAAAAATGGGACAGCCAGCATCGAAATCAGGAGTTCCACCGATCCTGCAAAATGTAAGTGTTCAGTATCGCAATCCGGTCTATGTTGCGGACCGTGTTTTCAGAATGATCGATAACTGCCCTCCGGAGGCAAAGATCGCCCGTTATCTCAAGGGCGCATGGTTTCGTGACGAGGCAGGGATGAGAGGCCCCGGAGGCGAGGCAAGAAGGGGCGGATATCCTGTCGATTTCCTCGATGTGATTCCTAAAGAATATGCGTTTGCAAAAGAGGTGACCGACGAGGACCGGGAAGTAGCCACAACGATGGGAGGAATACCTCTCCAACCGGATCAGGATGCAATCGCATTTAGTACCGATAAGCTCTTAATGAAGAGAGAGATTCTCTGTGCCGCCTTGATCAAGGCAACGATCTGGTCAGGTGTCGCAGCCACTGGAGAGGATGCCGACGGGCTTTGGTATCCTCCGGGAAACACGAATACCTTTCTTACCGATGTCGAATTGAGAAAGCAAACCATCCAATCGGCAACGGGACTAATGCCAAACTGCCTGTTGATGGATTCGATCACCTATGCCGGGGTCAAAAATTGTGACGCGGTGCTTGACAGGATCAAATATACCGAGAGGGGTGTTCTGACCTCGGAACTGTTGGCACAAATTCTTGGCCTCGAAGAAGTGATCGTAGCCCCTGCGATTTACAGCACAGCCAAAGAGACGAAGGCAGGGACCGATTTTACGGCCGCTCAGATTTGGGCAGTCACAACCACAAAAGGGATGGGTTTCCTTTTCTATCGGCCAGGCTCAGCAGGGTTGAAAGTTCCCGCGGCCGGATATATCGCAAGGTCCTCTCTCTTCGAGGGAGGCATAAGAGTCACGACCTGGAGAGAAGATTCAAAACACCAGGATGTTTATGAAGCCGCGGAAAAGATCCATATCGTTGCAACAGGATTGGATCTCGGCTTCATGTGGAGCGATACGGCATTAACATAACGATAACCGTGAGCCGCAGATCGCGAGGTGTGAGGTTTAATCGGCCTCGCACCTTGCCCTCTTGCGACTGACGATCTCTTAAGGAAGGAGAATGCAAAAATGAAGATAAATAATATGTTTAAAATTTCGCTCGTGATCATGATCTCACTGGCGCTCTCCATCATGCCGGTCTTCGCCCAGAATATGAAAGGAAGAGCAAGTCGAGCATTACCGCAGCCGGTTCCGGATACCAACCCGGCCGATTTGAGGACGGGGAGATATGGGGAAGTGATGGTGCAGAGTGCTCATGGATTTAAACATGTTCTGGCGGATGAAGGCTCGTATTTCGTCGCAACAAACCCGACTCCGTTCACAGGGATCGCAGCCACTACGAGTATTGTCACTTTTGCAGAAACGGCAGGAGCCGTCGGGGTCACTCTTTTTATAAAAAACAACGAGCCGAGAACGTCGCAGACCATGAAAAGAATCTATCTTGATTCGATAAAATTACTGTGCACCGCAGCTCCTACGAGTGCAACAAACTGGCAGTATGCGATCACCATCGACGACAGTCCGGTGAGATACAATACCGGAGGCTCGGCAATAACCCCTGTGAATCCGAACGGAGATTCCAATTCGGCCTCTGTCTCCCAGGTATATTTTGGGGCGATAACAACCGCAGTTCCGACGAACAAGAGACTGGTCGCAAGAGGGACCTTAAAGCCTACGATTCCTCTCGTATTTGATCAATTCATCATCATCTCCGGCTCTCCGGAAGGAGGAGGTTCCTTTGGGGGAGCTTCTGGTGTTTTTTCAAAGGTCGTCGAAGGATGTCCGCCTATAATAATCGGCCCACAGCAGCAACTTTCTCTGACAATGTGGGGGACATCCAATGCCGGAGCGCCCTCATGGGAATTTGAATTAGGCTGGTGGGAGAAATAACAGGGACTGTCCCCATTTACCGGCGAACGAAGTGAGCGGTAGAATGGGGGCTGTCCCTGTTTAAGGGATCCTCCAATGCCATACAGCACCAAAACAGATATCCAAAAAGAAATCTCTGACGACGAGCTCATCGGCCTGACCGATGACGAAGGCGCGGGCATTATAAATGATGCTCGCGTCACGGCGGCCATTGTCAGGGCCGATGCGATGATTGACTCGTATTGCGGCCAGGTGGCGACAGTTCCTTTCACGAGCGTGCCGGCCGTCATCAAACAGCATTCGATCACGATCGCGATCTACTTCCTCTTTGCGAGGCGATCGGCAGTCCCTGAGATCCGGCGAAAGAATTACGAAGATGCGATCTCTCATCTAAAAGATATCGCCGCCGAGAAGGCGACGATCGGCGCGACGACTGAAGCCGACTACGACGATCAGGTCAAGATGGACCGGACCGCCGATGATCGAATAATCACGATGGGCAAAAAGAGTGACGGTTCTTCCGGCACATTAGACAATTATTGAGGCCGTAGGGGCGGGTTTTACGCCCGCCCTATTGACAGGGGCGGGTTTTACGCCCGCCCTATATGACACGGTGACGCGGGAAAGGTTTCAGGAAAAGAAAAACCATGTCATCGGAATAAGGAGGATTTACCATGAAAAAAATTCTATTCATTGTTTTGGTTATGATCTTTTTAACAATCCCATCTTTTGTTTTCGCCGCCCCTTTCTTTACCTGCGATCCCTACCCGGCAGACCAACAGGTGCAGGGTTTCAAGGGCACGGTCAACGGATTGGCCTTTGACACTGTTTATAAACTCCATACCACCGGAAAGGCCATTATATATGATTGTGTCGGTCTTCCAGCAGACCTAAAGTGGGATTTCCAGAATGTGCGGGCTTATAATGTGAGAGGTGAGAGCGTAGGACTCCCTTTTATTTATCCCGCAAAACCACAGTCGTTATCAGGACAAAAGATAGAACCGTGACCTATACAATTCAATGGCATTGGGAGAGATAGATGGCTTTTCCACAGATTGTAGGTATACAACTTTCACAGAGATATGGTGCTGGAACTGCCGATACTATTGACCTACCGACCCCAGTTTCTGCCGGTGACCTACTTATTGTTTTTCACTTTGCGGAAAATGTGGCAGGCTCTCGCACTTGGACTGCCGGATGGACGGAAATCAGGGATACTGCCGGTGCTGGGCCTGAGAGTCTTGGTGTCGCCTACAAAATAGCGGCAGGTGGCGAGACTACTTGTGTTTGCACAAAAACCACCGAACGCTTCACCGCTATTGCCATCCGTATCTCAGCAGCGTCTTGGCATGGGACAACACCTCCTGAGATTACAGCTGGAGCTACTGGTACCAGTGCTAATCCAGACGCAGGTTCCATAACTGCATCATGGGGTTCGGCTGATAACCTCTTCATCGCTACATTTTCAATAGATACCGAGACAAGTCTACCGGTAACAGTCTGGCCAACAAACTACACTGGAAATCAGACTCATGGAAGTTATGCGGACATTTCTGCTGCGTATGGGGCGATTTGCACTCGTGAATTGGCTGCCGCTACGGATGATCCAGCAGCTTTTACAGTAACAGCGTCAGAGACTTGGATCGCATGTACTCTTGTAGTTAGACCAGCAGCGGCAGCAGTCTTTATTGATGATTGGTGTCCAGAGACTGTTCCACCTTATGGAAAGAAGTTTGAGATGGTAGCATACTAAATAATTTGAAAGGAGAAAAATCATGGCAAGAAGTTATACAATTGTGGGAAACTATGCTCTTGTTGCATCTGCTACACTTCCAGCGATGAACATCATTAGCACTGCAACCGTACGTCCGAGAATCTATGATATTCTCGTTGGTTCGGATGCGGTGGCTGACAATGCAGCGAAGTTTCTTATACAGAGGAATACGACCACTGGAACACCGGCTGGAAACTTCACTCCAGTACCCATTGACCCTTCCGATCCCACGGCCGTTGTCACTTGTGGACTCGGTTTATTTTCTGCTGGCCCTACATTGACGGCAAATGCTTACGTTCTCCAGTGGGCGCAGAATCAAAGGGCAACTTTTAGATGGGTCGCAGCTCCCGCAAAAGAATTGATTATTCCAGCGACAGCAATTAATGGTCTTTCTCTAAT